AACGAGCAGGTCAGTACAGTGTAGCACAGGTACGAGCACCAAGGAATAAGTTGATGGACCTTGCTGATGCTTTGTCACAGGTTAATCCTATCTTACAGCAATACACACAGGTAGCCGATATAGAAGCAGAACAATTTGAAGATGAGTTATCAAGGAAGAGTCCTGAAGAGATTCAAGCGATGCTCCAAAAGACAGAAGGAGAGTTTGATAAGTTAACTAGAAAAGGTGCAATGAGTTGGCTTACTTCTCCTGTTAATCGTAAGAGGAAAATTGAAGCGATAGGTAAGTTAGCTAGTAGGGATTTATTATCTGAAGTAGAAAACCGTTTAATAAATCCACAACAAAACGATCCAGAAGATTTAGCAGAAAGGGCTAATTTTGTTAGACAAGAATTTATTGATAAAACACCAGCGTTGCAATCTTCTTTATTTGCTCAACAAGGTTTAGATGTTTCGACTCAAAATAGAATTAGGGAAACAGTAGCTAATTATGAAAGACAAGAGTCAATACAAGCTAGGCAAGAAAACTTATACACTGCTGGATCAAGTATGTATGATAAAGTTTTTAATTTGTTAGACACCGATAACGAACAAATAAGAGAAAAGTTAATTAGAGGTGATTTTAATTTTGAAGTAGATCGAGATGCTTCAGGTAATATAATTACTTTAGGTGATTCTTTAATGGGAGATTGGGGAGGTACAAACGCTCATACACCTAAAGAACAAAGAGAACTATTAGCTAGTGTATTAAATAGAATGGCTGCCACAGATGAGATGGAAGATCAAGCTGACGGTTTGTTGTTGTGGGCTAAAGGGAATTTAAAATTTGGTACAGCTAAAATGTCTGAGATGGAGTATAATAACTTGCAAGACACAATAGATAAAGGAGCTGAATTAGCTGAAGATAGAAGAGAAGAAGATAAGAAAGATTATATAAAAAACTTTTCAGGTAGTTTTAAAACAAACTTAACTAAATTAAAACTTGATAAACAAACAACTATTGAAGACCAAACTTTTGATAATAAAAGTGATTTAGCTGAGTACTTCAGAAGAGAGATTATAAGCAATACAGATTTAAATGAAGCTGAAAGAGGTGATCTTCTCTCTGAAATAGATAGAATACAAACTGACGATTTAAGGGACGCAGATACTTATACTAAAAATTTGATAACAAACGCAGCTACAATAGCTCACCCTAGATCAGTTACCTCTAATCTTCAAAACCTATTTAAAACGGTAAGTATTAATTATCCTGAATTAGCTAGTAAACCTGAAATAATTGAGTACCAAAATAGAAAAGCAGCAGAGATTAATCTTTTAGTATCTAACAAAAGAGAGGAACTGTTAGGACTTCCTACAGAAGAAGCAGCTCAACAGTTAGACGCTTTTGCTACGACTTTATTAACAGAAAATGCCCCCAAAATAAACGCAGAGTTAAAAACTATTTTTACAGATTTAGAAGCTAAACAACCTAAGACTGTGGTTACAGCTGAAAAACCTGAAGTACTACAACCTGTTGACCTTGAAGGAGAACCTGAAGAATTGTTAAGAATGGCTGTTGATCCTGGTGGTTGGTATTCAATGGTAAGTTCTGATCCTAAAGATGAAAACTCTAACAAAGCTAAACAGTACATTAAAAAATATATACCTGATTTAGCTAATGAATTTGCTAGGCTTTCGTATGATACTAACAGATTTGTAGGCGTTTTTGCAATGACACACGATGAAGCGAGACAAAGACATATTGATTCCGTTAGATTAATGGATGGTGTATTTACTTTAGATGTTCTTGAAAACTTAGATGAAGATGGTTTTGCTCGTACTTACGCAGGTATACCTTTTAAACCTCGTGAGTTAATAGGTGATCCTAACAGAGATAAATTTGTATTATTAACTCAAGAACAGATCGACAACGCTGAAACAGAAGAAGGAAAACAGATTGTTGAAAGAATTAAAGAAGCAACAGGGATAAAAACAGAATTTTTTGAGTTTGTGCGTTTGCAGCAGTTGGTTAGGAAAAGAGGAATTGTACCCTATAAACCTTTACCTGATTCTTATAGACCTTTAACTGACGAAGAAAAATTACAAGAACTAATAGATTCAACAGGCAGAAGTGAATTTGATCCTTTACCTGATTTTTTACTTATTGATTAATTATGGCACTACCAGAAGATAACATACAAGAAGACGATAACGATTTTTTTGACTACGCAACAGATATATTAGCTGCTCCGTTTCGAGGTATAGAAGGTGCTGTTCAAGGTGCTTACAACCTAGCAGACTACTTATCTTTTGATATACTACCTGACTACGACACTAGATTCCTTGGTACTTCTAAGACTATGGCAGGTGGTGCTGTAGAAGGTATCTCTCAGTTTGCTACAGGTTTCATTCCTTTGTTTGGTCTCGCAGGTAGAGCAGGTGCATTAGCTAAAGCAGGTACTGTTACTAAAGGTGTTGTTGCAGGTGCTGCTACTGACTTTACATTCTTTAACGGACAGGAAGCTAGACTGTCTAACCTTATACAACAAGTACCAGAGTTACAGAATCCAGTTACTGAATACTTAGCTTATGATGGAGATGAGAGTGAGTTAGAGGGACGCATGAAGAATGTGTTGGAAGGTCTAGGTCTTGAAGCTGTAGCAGGTGTGTTTATTAAATCGTTAAAAGCGATGAAAGACATGAGAAAGGGTAAAGGGGAAGGTAAGACAGCAGATGAGATTAACAACATAGGTGTTGAATCTTTAAATAAAGGTATACCATTTAGTGAAGAATTTAAAATAAGCCAAGTTACAGAAGATGATTCTTTTCTTGCTCGTCAACAAGGACAAAAGGAATTTGAAGAGGATTTTAGAGAAGTAGGAGGAGACCCGGAAGAAAGCTTCGAGGTCGATCTAACACAGGACTACAGTGGTATTGATTTAGATGAACCTTCTCCGTCTGCTATAACGCTTACAAAAGAAGAATCAGAAACTATTCAAGCAGGTGGTCAATTAATTAGTGAAACAAATGTAGGTGGTAAGATCATTAAGAAATATCAACTACCTAGTGGAAGTACTAGAACATTAATATCTGATCCTCAAAACCCTGATCTTTTAATAGATGCTGCTAGTATCATACCAAAGGAAAGAACAGATTTAGACTTTGCTCCTGGAGGTGATAAACCTTTTTACGTTTATTCTGACGGTAAACAATTTGGTCCTTTTAATAGAGAACAAGTACAAGAAAGATTATCTGCGAATGTGTTTAAACCTACAGATAAAATAGCACAAGCAGGGGATCAAGAATGGGTTGATGCTTCAAGAGTTCTTAAAAAAACTGATGAAGTAGTAGAAGAAGCTCCCACTACACAAGCTTTAACAAGTGAAAGTTTAATACAAGAGCAAAAAGAAAAGTGGGCAGATAAAATTGACAGTGCGTTAGGTATAGGAAAACCCATTAAAAAGGTTGACCCTGAGACAGGTGAAGTAACTGAAGTAATTGTTGAAACGATTGAAGACTTACCAAACGCAGAGAAGTTGTTTGATATAGGGGACTGGACATCTGGACCAAGTGGTCTAACAGAATCTCCTAATAAAGGTTTAGCTCTGTTAATGAAGGAGACAGGCATCACTTTAAATGAAGTACATCAAGCAGCAAAGAGAGAAGACCAAGCTTTTAACATTCGAATGGAGGGAGGACCTAACGAGTTAGATGAAGGTACTTGGTCTTTACTTTGGTCTGAAAAAGAGTTTGTTGATTTAATTGAAAACCACGGTGTAACTTTTGAGGATTTTCAACAAAAATTAACACCTGTGGCTATTTATGAATCGGAGGGAATTAAAGGAGGTCTAAAAAAGAAACTTATTGCAGCTGGATATAGTGAAAAACAACTTAAAGATATTGCTAATAAAATAGACAAGGCTTTTAAAGAAACGGGTTTTGATTCCCTTGAGGAAGTATTTCCAGCACCTAGAGTAAGGACTGCGGATTATGATGCTGAATTAGGTAGGATAGGACCAGAACTAAAGAAAGACTTTTACAATAAAACATTAGTAGAAGGTGTTTCTAGTCGAATGCAAACTGGGAAACCAATGACTGCACGTGAAGCTATTCAAGACCTATCAGACAGGACAAATGGGAACTTAGGTGAATATAGTCCTGTTGTTAAAAAACTGTTAGCACTAGGAAAGAACACAGGTATTGACGCTAAACTTGAAGAAAGGTCTTTTGCTTCTGATTTACCTACAAGTTCAAAACAAGGTTCTTTCTATGAGGGCGGTAAGAGAAGAATTGTTCTAGATGGTCAATCATCTTTAGTAAAAGAAAATCCAGTTTATGTTTTACTACACGAAGCTACTCACGCTGTAACAGTTGATAATGTAGATAAGTATTACAACTCAACAACATTTAAAAATATAGATGTAAGCGACATAGCTGCTAGAGCTAAAGCTATCAATACAGTTTTAAAAACAAAAGGATTACCTAAACCTGTCGCAGAGATGTTCCGTATGTTTAAGAAAGCGGATGCTATGCGTGATGAGATAGCAGCTAAAGGTGAACTAATGACACTTAAAGGTGAACCTGATTTATATTGGATAGAGAACCCATCAGAGTTTATGTCTATGGCTTTTTCCGACCCGCAGTTGCAACAAGCTCTTAAAGGTATTCAATACACTCCTAAGATGACAATGTGGGAGAAGGTTGTTAACACTATTAAAAGTTTCTTTGGTAGAGGTGTAAGCACAGACTTAGCTGATAACATCGTTAGTCGTGTAGGTGAGATAGCTGAGATGAAACTTCCTTCTCAAAGAGGTAGAGGTGTTGATTATGCACCTGAAGGTAGAGGTATACCTGACTTTAAGAAAGGTAAAGAAGATGAGTTCCTTAGTGCTATACCTGATAAGTTTAGAGGGTATGCTGAAGCACTCATGGTAGGTGGGGTAAGACCTAGGCTACCTCAGTTTGCATTAGAGACTGATGGTGATGTTGTTGTACTGAAAGATATATTAGAGAAATACTACAAAGAAAATCCTGATGAGGTAACTGTAGAGGGTGCTATTACAGAAATAGACACCGAAATAGAACAGCGTTTAATGTTACAAGAAGGTAAGGACGCTGCAACTAAAGTAGCTGAAGCTAGAGTTGTACAACAAAGTTTACGAGTTCAAGCTAATGGTGTTATAGATAATTTAACGGACGCTGTAGATGAATACGAAAGAGCTGGAGGAGGTACTGCTGCTATTGCTAAATTAAAAAATAATTTTCAACAATTATTGAGTGTAGCGGATGTCTACAGAAAGTTGGGAAGAGAAGGAAGTTTATTGCTAGGGTCAAGGAGGGAGAACTATGGAAAAAGAAAGATAGGTCTAAGTGAGTCTGATTTACAAATTGAAGGAATTAGAAATGCTTTTATAAACGCTTCAGGAGGTATGCACCCTGATAAACTTGTTAAATTAATACAAGAAACAATAGACAAGGAAAACCCTGACTCAATGCTTGCGTCTATGTTTAAGATAGCTAAAAAGGCACAAGGGAAAAACTTCCTGGATATGCCAACTGAATACTGGATGAATGCTATTCTTAGTGGTCCTAGAACACAAATGGTTAATATAATAGGTAACGGTCTGACACAAGTTATGTCTACACTAGAAGCTGTCGTAGGTGGAGTAGCAAGTGGTAATTTATCTGTTGTTAAAGCTGTACTTGCGTCTTGGTCTAACGGTCAGATGTGGGGTGAAGCTGCTAAGTTTGCTAAGAAAGCTTTTAAACAAAACGATAATTTATTAGATCCTCAAAACAGAGCTTTTTCAGATAGAAAGCAAGGAGCGATTACTGGTGAGAGAATTGCAGAAAGTAAGTTAGGAGGTATGGTAACTGAAAAAGGTCTTACAAGTAAAAAATCTTTAGATGCTTTTGGTAACTTCATTCGTATTCCTAGTAGACTATTGTTAACTACTGATGAGTTTTTTAAACAGTTATCTTATCGCAGGGCTGCTAGATTAAAAGCTGCAATGTCAGGGATACAACAAGGAATAAAAGACCCTAAGAAATTAGCTGAACATATTCACAATACTTTAGAAGGGATTGTTACTGAAGGAGGTCGTATATCTTCTGAAGAAGGTTTATACAGGGAAGGTATTGAAGCTGCAAACAATAAAGGTTTAAAAGGATCAGAGCGTGATGAGTTTGCTATTAAATATTCAAAAGATAATTTTGATAAAACAAACTCAGCTTTAATGCAATATGCTTTAGATGAAGCTCAATACTTAACTTTTACAAGGGATTTACAAGAAGGTACATTAGGTAAAGTATTACAAGACGCTACAAGTAAGTTACCTATGTTAAGATTAGTGTTACCTTTCGTGCGTACTCCCACTAATATTTTAAAATATGCTTTTGAAAGAACTCCTGGTGTATTTGTTTTAAAAGAAGAAAGAGGAAGATTAATTAGTGATCTTAAAAGCGGAGACCCTGTAAGACGCTCGCAAGCTTTAGGGAAAATGATGACATCAGTAACTGTTGCTGGTGTATTTTTAGATACAGCTTACAACAACAGAGAATATATAACAGGAGGTGGACCTAGAGACCCTAAAGAAAAGAAAGCTTTGGAAGCTACTGGTTGGAGACCTTACAGTCTTAAAATTGGAGATACTTATTACAGTTACCAACGCTTAGACCCTTTAGCTACATTACTAGGAGTAGGGGCTGACCTCGTAGAGGCAGGAGTAAGAGATAAAGAAGGTTTTGACCAATCACGTTTAGAAAGAGTGTTTTTAGCTTTAACTTTAAGTTTTACTAGAAACGCTACTAATAAATCTTATTTAGCTGGTATTCAAAGTGCAACTGATGCGTTAAGCGATCCCGATAGATACATGGCTAGATTTGGTAGGAACTTCGCTTCTTCTTTTGTGCCTAATATTATTTCACAAATGGCAGACTATGACACTCAATCTTTAAAAGAAGTAAGATCAATGGGAGATGCTTTTGCTAGGAAGTTAGGAGCAAGGGGAAGTTTAGATAAGAAAAGAAATCTACTAGGAGAAGAATATATGGCAGAACAATGGATGGGTACAGGTTTTATAAATCCTATCGCCATGTCTCCTGTTAAAGATGATCCTGTATTAACTGAAATGGCATCTTTAAACCATGCTTTTAGACCATCCTCTCCTAATTTGGGCGGTCAAATAAACTTAATAGACCATGAAAATGAACAAGGTCAAACAGCTTACGATAGACAAACAGAATTGTTGAAAGATGTTAAGATAGGAGGAAGAACTTTACGAACCTCTTTACAAAGACTTATAAAAAGTAGACCGTATCAACGATTAGAACAAACATCTGAACCTGGTTTTCCTAGTCCTCGAATCGAAGAAATTAATAAAGTACTAAGACGGTATAGAAAAGAAGCTAAAAAACAAATGTTAACAGAGTTTCCTGAATTAGCTGCTCAATATAATAAAGCCTTAAAAGCTAAAGCAGGTTTAAGAGGTGGGATGCAACGAGAAGATGTGCTTGAACTTTTACAACAAACAAATTAATAATAGATTATCATGGCTAATACATACGTAGACTACACAGTTGGAGCAGGTCAAACAGACTTTGCATTTTCTTTTCCTTATCTTGATGACACTCATGTAGTTGTACAATTAGACGATTCAACAGGCAGTTCTCCAGGAGGTAAGTTTTATACTGTCTCTACAGGAGATTACACTATTATAACATCTCCTTCTGCTCTTATCAGATTTACTACTGCTCCTGAGACTGGTGCTAGGATAAGGATCAAGCGAGACAGTGCATCTGATACTGCTCTAGTAGACTTTGAGAACGGTAGTGTACTTACTGAAGTAGAACTAGACCGTGCTTACTTACACAACTTATATCTGAACGAAGAGATAGAAGAAGGTAGTGGTAAGAACACAATGACCAAAGACCCTGTTGATGGGAACTACGACGCTGATTTAGCTAAGATTAAGAACCTTGCTGATCCTACAAACCCTCAAGATGCTGTAACTAAGAACTACGCAGATACTACTTTTGTTGATGTTGCTGGTGATACGATGACTGGTAACTTGGACATGGGAGCTAATAAAGTCACTTCCTCTGCTGTTCCTAGTACTGGTAATGATCTTACTAATAAGACTTATGTAGACGGACAAGACGCACTACAAGTTACTAAAGCTGGGGACAATATGACAGGTGACTTGGCTATGGGAGGTAACATGGTCAGTGGTCTAGGTGCTCCTATTAGTAGCGATCACTCTGCTCGTAAAGGTTATGTAGACCAACAAGATGCTTTACAAGTTAACAAGAGTGGAGATTCTATGTCAGGTAACTTGGATATGCAGACAAATGATATTCAAAATGTTGATAAAGTTACAGGTTTAATTGCCCCTGCTAGTGGTAGTCACGCTACGAACAAGACTTATGTAGACGCTCAGATAGCTACTACTCTAGCTACAGGTACAGCAGGTGGTCCTATTAATACAGTTAACATTGCTGACACTGCTATCACTACAAACAAAATTGCAGATGATGCTGTTACTGCTGATAAGCTTGCCAACACTGCTGTTACTCCAGGGTCTTATACTGCGACTAATCTTACAGTAGATGCACAAGGAAGGATTACAGCTGCTGCTAACGGTAGTGCTTCTCCTACTGCTGCGGATGTTAAAACCTTATATGAGAGCAACGCTAACACTAATGAATTTGACGACGCAGAACAAACTAAACTTGCAGGTATTGCAGCAGGTGCAACGGTTAACTCTAGTGATGCTACTTTATTAGCAAGAGCTAATCACACAGGCACTCAACTTGCTTCTACTATATCTGATTTTGACACAGCTGTTTCTAGTAATGCTGCTGTTGCAGCTAACACAGCTAAGGTTACTAATGCGACACACACAGGAGATGTCACAGGAGATACTTCACTTACGATAGCAGCTAACGCTGTGGAGTCTACAATGATAGACAGTGCAGATACTACTTTTAATGTTAATGATTCAAACAACAATATAGGCACAGGAGCGTTAGCGGATTCTTCTTATCAATTAACTGTAGACGGAGGTAGTGGAAAAGACACTATATATGCAAAAGGTGATCAAGCAGGTGCTTATGTTGATTTAAACCTTGAGAACGAAAGTGCGACAGGTAACGGAGGCAGAATGCGAATTATACAAGGAAGTAATACTGCTGCTTTTCAATATCAAGAAAGTGGAGAACGAGTTACTTTAAATATTGCTGATGGAAGTTTATCTGCTAATGCTGGAATAACCATAGAGTGTTCTTCTGCTGCTCAAGCTGTTTTAGCACCCTCAGGCTCAATGTACAGTAATCCTAATTCAAATGTAGATTTAGGTACTGCTAGTAATACTTGGGATAACGGTTATATTAACGGAGGAGCTTGGAGTGGTTCTGATCGTAATCTAAAACAAGATATTGAAGACCTAAGCGAAGCAGAACTAAGAGTTGCTACTGCCTTAAAAGGTTTAATGAAAAAGTTTAGGCTTAAAGATGCTGTTGTTAAGAAAGGTGACGATGCTCGTATTCATATAGGTGTTATTGCACAGGATGTAAAAGCTGCTTTTGAAACTGAAGGTTTAGATGCTTATCGATATGCTATACTAGGTGAAAATACTTGGTGGTCTAAACAAGATGAAAATGGTGAGTGGCTTTTTAAAGATGAAGAAACAGAAGGTTTTACCAAACACACTAAGATGTCTGTACGATACGAACAACTCCTAGCTTTTATCATCTCAGCTCTTTAAACAAATGCCAGAAACAATATCACACTTTCTCGACACTGCTCTAGCTGTTATACTTGGAGTCATTGGTTGGATGATTAAAAAGCTTACAGATCGTTTAGAAAAAGATGAAGAGCGTCTAACTAAGATAGAAGTAGAA